TTAGATGGTGGTGCGGCCTACATCACCGGGACCGAAGTTTTCCCGGTATTGGCCCAAGTAACCGACAGCCGTCTCTGCATTGGTGAAGAGACCGACCGTGCCCCCGGCAATAGCACCCATGGCGGTTGGCACGATCAGGCCGACCAACTGGGAAAGAGCGCCGAAGCCGAAGCCGCCGGCACCGCCCCATTTCCCGCCGATTGCCATGCCCGTCGCGGCGCCGTCGACGGCGCCTACGATCATGCCGGAAAGAGTTCCACCCGAAACGCAGGTGACTTCAATGTCATTGAGTTCTTTCATTTCATATATCTCCTTTAGGCTTTCCGTGAGTCTGGAAAGCCATTCGATGGTACTAATCCGAAAGAGTGGGATGAACTGCCAGGATTAGCGGTTTTTCATGGGATCGATAATTCGTTTGACAATGAGTTTCAATATTCGGCGGATGAAGGTTTGCCACTCCGGGTAAACTTTGCGAATGATTAAGGCCGGTTCGTGCGACACCTCGATAAGACCTGTTGAACAAGTCAACGCCGTATCGAGGGCTCATTCATATCGGCTCCGGCCAACCGCTCTTCGTCCGAGTCAGTACGGCCTCGCATAGCGGCATTTCATGGCATCAGCCGGTCGAGCAGCGGCGAGCTGAACAGCCGATGCGGATCGGCTTCGTTCAACTGGCGCACCGCGCTGTCCCAATCGTTGTCTGCGACCAGGCCCTGGCGTAGCGACTGCGCCACCAACTGGTCGACCACCGTCGGCTCGTCCCAGGCGGCGGCGGGGCTGTAGCCCCAGCCCTTGCTCCACTCCACCCGCAGCGAGGCGTAGTCGCCGCTGAAGTGGTCGAACAGCCAGGCCTCGAACTCGTGGTAGAAGGCATTGGCCTGCGGGGTACCGGGCAGGCTGAGGATGTCCAGCCAGATCGCCGTGTCCCACTCCGGTTGGTCGGGGCGCGGACGGATCGCCGACAGGCTGGGCACCTGGGCGCCGGGAACGATCGACTCGCCGGGCTGGTCGAGCCCGCTGACGCGAATCTCCACCGGGCCGTTCATGGGGTAGTGGCCGTTGGCGCGGTAGGCGGCGACCATCGTCTGGTACTGCAGGTAGAACTCGTTGATCACCCGCTGCACGTCGCGACGCCGGGTCAGCACCGCGTAGCCGTTGGCGGTGACGCGCAGCGTGCTGGGCTTGATGTACAGCAGCAGGTCCTTGCTCCACCCCCACAGGTCGTAGCCCAGGGTCAGCGCCATGCCGCCCACTACCAGGTCGTACTGCAGCTTGCCGAGCAGCGGGGTGAGTTCCGGGTGGCCGGTGTTGATCGCCGCCAGCAGGTCGGACAGCGCCTTGGGAATGTTGTCGGAGAAGGGGTAGTTGAACGGGCCGTTGACCGCGCGGGCGCCGAACGGGCAGCGCGGGGTCGGCGTCCAGACCTTCAGCCAGGGCTTGTCGGTGAAGGGGAACCAGATGGCCTCGGCGCGTCCGCTTTTCTGCAGGAAGCTGTCGAAGGTCCTTCCGCCGCTGCCGGCTGCGGCGAACATCTCGCTCGCCGGGATGTTCACGTAACTCTGGCAGCGCATGCGCTTGTTGACCCCGGCCTGGAGGGTCGCCTCGACGATGAAGGCGCGTCCGAGGTGGACGAGGAACGGCGCGCAGGCCGGATCGTCGCGGCGGAAGGTCTTCAGCACGTATTGTCCGGCGGCGCCGTCCCAGACCACCGCGGTCAGCGCCACGATGCTGTTGCTCAGGGAGCCGTAGCTCTGCCCCGGCAGGCGGCTTTCGCCCTGCGCCGGGATGCCGGTGCCGTGGCCGTCGATGGCGAGCACCCCGCCGAGGGTCAGGTCGCCCGGCGCCGGCGTGGCGACGAAGCCGAGCTTGACCCGCTCCAGCTGTTTCAGCAGGGCTTCCATGGTGACGCCGGTCTGCGCGCTGAACAGGCCGAACTCGCCCTGGGCGTCGATCCGTACGCGGGTCAGGTAACGGCTGGTTTCCACCAGCACGATGCGGCTCTCGCAGTTCTCGCCGCCTTTCAGCAGCAGCGGGGACCAGTTGTGACCCATGCCGCGCGGGCGCACCTTGAAGCCGTTCTGCCAGGCCCAGTTGACCACCGCGAGAACCTCTTCGTTAGTGCGCGGGGCGCAGCTCCAGAGGTCGTCGGCGGCGATTTCCCCCGACCAGTTGCGGAACGCCCGCCGATAAAGTTCGAGGCCGGCCGGAAAGCCTGCCGGCGCCGGACAACTGCTGGCGGCGGCTTCGGCGGGCTGGATGACGAAGGCCGGGGTCCAGCCGGCCACCAGGCCGACCGCGCCGAGCGTGGCACTCTTGCCGAGGAAGCTGCGGCGCGACAGGCCGCCGGATTCCTGGTCGGGATCGCCGACGAAGGCGTCGGCGTGCTGGATGAGGTCGTGCATGGCGGTTCTCCTGATCGGGGCGCTGGTCGCCCCTTCCCGGTTGCCGGGTCCTAGGTCGCCGCCGGGGGCGTCCGGGTCTCCGGCGACGGTGGAGGCCCGCTCCGCGACGGGAGCGGGCCGAGGTCCTGGGATCAGGTCCACTCGGTGTCGTAGTGGTAATCGATGCGGCTGGTGTCGCCGCCGAGCAGGCCGCCGACCGCGGCGACGCCCTTGAACACGCCGTAGCCGAGGGTGTCGGCCAGTTGATGGATGGGGGTCAGGCCGACGGCGTTGAACACCTTGCCGACCGAAGAGATGACCGACGTGTTGAGCAGGTCGTTGGACACCTTGACCACATCGACGATGGCATCGCCGACGAAGCTGAAGAGTCCGGCGCCCGATACCTGGTCGATTTCATCGAAGCTCAGTTCCTGAAGTGTGGCGAGTTGCATGGCGCTATTCCTTCATCAATCAAGTTTTGAGCGATAGCCGGCCCTCTCGCATAAACATCGGTTTGCGAAGATAGAGTGACTATCGGTTGCCAGCCGCTCTGGAAAAGTACTTTGCCGGCTGGTCGCTGAAAATTACTGATCTGCCGGCGAGAGTGTCAATCTGGGAAGTTGATAGGGTGAACCTGGAATATCCATGCTAGGCAAATGACGCCGATATTCTGTCAGTGGAATTGGTCGATGTTTTTTCGAATGCCGCGATAAGCATCTGGATATTGCTGATCCATTGATATTCGTGGGTACTGGGAAGCGGTTCGCTATTTTTACGAGATGATGCGCCAATCCAGAAAAGTATCGAATTATTGCTTTCGGAAAAAATTCAACTGCCTTGCTGATAGGTTTCTTCCGGTCGAGTTATTGAGGTCCATGTCCGGTCTTGCGTTGTTTTTCAAAGTAGAGAAACCGGCGTCATAAATTTGTGCGGATAACTGGCGGGCAAACTTTCCCAGGCTGCGCTTCTGTTGCGGGGAAGTGCTTCGGTTCGTGTCGAGGCGCTTTCCAGTCTTGACAGCCCGGCACAGGCGCGTAGAGTGCCGCGCATGAATCGTGCAGCCCTGACCTTCAAGCGCTATTACGCCTATCTGCTCCCTCATTGAGGCGGTAGATGCGTCGCTGCATTCCCGAACCGCCCGAGGCGGCGGTCCGGTGATCTTCTGCCTTATGTTTGATTTTCTATGTGTATCAGTAGCTTAAGACTGATCGCTTCCACAAATTTTGTCTTCGTTTCCGCAATTCATGCCTATCTAACGGGGTTCACGGCCTTCCCGATCCGGCGATACACGCGTTTCGTGATCTCCTGAGTCGTGTGTCCGAGCAGGTCTGAGGCGTCGGCCAGGCTCTCGATATCGGAGGCCGCCTTGGGGCGAATGTCCCGGAACTGGAACTGCATGATCTCCCTGGCCAAGTCTTGGTCACCCGCCTTGATCGCCTCATCGGCCGCAGCCTTGCGTGCGGTATCGAACCTGGTGCGAAGCATCTTCTCTGTCATCGGCTGGCCCTTCTCGTTGGTGACCAGTGCCGGAGAATCGGAGGCGATCGACTCGACCAGGTGGCCGAGCTGGGTCATCTGTCCGTCGGCGCGGCGGAGTCGTATCCGGAGCTTGCGAGACGTCTTGTTCTGTCCGACCAGCAGGTAGTCTCCGGAAACGTCGTTCTTGCGCAGCTTCCTCACGTCAGCCGGGCGTTGGCCTGTCAAATACGCGAGGTCCATCGTCACCCGCAGATCGTCCGGGGCTTTCTCGTAGAGCGCCTTCCACACCTCGTCCGTGACGTACACATCGCGCGGCTGCTCCTTGTTCTTCTTCACCCCGCGACAGGGGTTTTCCATGCTGGTGATGCCCCACTCCCTGGCCATGTTGTAGGCGAAGGAAAGCAGGGTGATCTCCCTATTCGCTCGAACCTTGGCCGTCCTGGCGTCTCGGTACTGAGCGATGGTGCTCGGCGTAATGTCCTCTACCGGGGCTTCGTCAAAGGCGCCCAGCAGTTGGCGGATCATCTTCGAATACTCTTTCTGGGTCTTCGGCGCCTTCGTCGGAACCACGTCCCGCTCGAACCTGCGCAACAGATCGCCGACGGTCCGAGTGGTTGGCGGCACGGCCTTTCTCTCCAGCTTCGCCCACTTCTCCCGAGCCTCATCCAAGTCCGTGCCCAGCGGGATCTCCTTGCGCCTCCCCTCAGCATCCCGCCCGTCGTAGTAGTAGCCGACCCAGACCTTTCCTGACTTCATCGTCCGGGTACGCTTGATCATGCGAGGCGGCAGGCCCCGGTTCTTGTTGCTCCGCGGTCTCATCATCTAACCCTGGACAGGTCCAGGCTCCACTTCTCGGTTGCTTCCATCGTCGGCTTCACGCCAGCCAGCTTCAGGCGGGCATATACGCGCCCAACTATTGGGCGGTTCGCCGCGGTCACGGCGTACTTCCAGCCGTACCTGTTCAGCCACTCGATCTGCTTGCTCGGGTACTCGCGCCCAGTCAGCTCGGCGACTTCCTCTTCGGACAGGAACTCGGATACGGGGCTAATCGAGCTTCCCATTCCCTATCTCCTCTTCGTTGCGCGCTACGGCCAGGCGTAGCGGTGCTTCGTGGCGCTCGCGGGCAACCAACTCACCGTCAACCACCTCGGTCGGTTCTTCATGGCACACCTTCTCCAGGGCCTTGAGCGCAGCGCGGATGTAATTCGGTACGGCTACTGACTTTTGGTAGTGCTCGAGCAGCCGCTGCTTGCCGTCCTCCGTCACGCATTGGAAGTGGTCGAGAGCCTCTTTGGCGGTAGTGACGATTTCCTCTGGCTCTGCTCCTACCTCGCAACGAACCCAACCGATCAGGCGGCGCAGGTGGTTCATCTCGGCCCGGGTCAGCCGGCGCGCGGTCATCTGCCTACTCACCAATCACCTCCGGCTTTCGCTCAACCGTGCGGATTGAACCGTCCTGGCTGTGGACGGTGAGTGCCGGTCGCCGAATCTGCACAGTGCCGTTCGGCGCCATCTCCTGCCGCGGGACTCCGTAAAAGGGCCCGCCCGGGGCGAACGGATCGGGAATTGCCGACGGATTCTCAACCAGGAACCTCTGGAACAGGTTCTGGACCGCTGCGGTAAGGGGTCCCGTGTTCCCTCGGTTGGAGCGGCCGCTCTTGTGGTCTGCGCTGTCCTCGAACTCCCCACCAATCCAGAGCAGGCCGCCAACGACTCCGGCGTCGCCCGCGCAGGCCTCGGCAGCCTCGGCACGGTGGGCATGATTCACCCCCAGGAGATCGCACAGGTCGTCAAACGACAGGGCCTGCTCGATCATTGCTGAGTTTCCGATAAGCCAAGCACCGCTCTCCTCCATGGCTTGTCTCGCAGCTCTGGTGCGATCCAGATATGCCGCTCGCTCGCGCTCAAGCGCCTGCTCGGTGAACGGCATGCCCTTGAGGAGCCGCCGACACACCTGGCGATACTCGGCGAAGCTGGTGTTGCGATCGGCGCACACCGCGCGGACGAACATCCGGAGGGCCGCCAAACGGACGCGCAGGTTACGGCGACTGTCGGCGTAGATATCGATCAGCCGGTGCAACGTTGCGCCCTTCATGACCGGTTCTCCTTGTTCGTGTCGCAGATCCGCAGGTCGACGCCGCAGGCCTGGACCAGTTCGGTCAACTCGCCGAGCTTGGTGTTGGGGTTCTGCATCGCCTGGCCCAGGCGGACCAACTGCTGGCCGAGGGGGGCGAGCGGGGTGGGGCGATACCCTGGTGGCGGCGGAATATCGGAGCCTCTCATCACTGACATACCTCCCAGATGAACAGATTCTTGAACGGCTGGAGCGCTGCACCGGCGGCAACAGTGGCCAGGCCAAGCAGCGCGACGAGTGCGATAGCGGTCAGTGCTTTGCGCATGGTCATCGCTCACCTCCAGGCGCTGGCGCTGCTGGTAGTTGCATCCAATGGGTAACGTCCAAAAGTTCTTGGAACTGATCCATGAAGAAGCCGTTGTGCTGAGTGGCGAACTCGACCCCTCCATCTACCCACACGAGTACGCACTTATCTTCCGCTGGGAGTCGATCATCGATCGCGACCCACCCGTTCTGGTCGCACTTCCTCTGGTCCTTGCGCAGAGCGGCTGCCTCTTGCTCGACCTGGGCCAGGTGTTCCTCCAGCGGAGGCAGGTCCTGAGCAGCTTCCTGGGGCTGGTCGGTGGTGCCGGTGATGGGGTCGAAGGCAGAAGGCTTCAGCCCCTGTGCTGGCGCTTCGTTGAACGTCTGAGCGTGCCGAGCAAGGCCGAGCGGGTCGCGCTCGCGGGCCAATCCCGGCGCGGGGTAGGGTCGCTCGCCGGCACTACCCGGTCCGGACAGAGGTTCGCCGCCAGGGTTGCCCGGCTCTGAACTCGCTCCAGCGCCACTCAACGCCGCCAGCGCGATCTGTCGCATGTTCGCCGCCGGGAGGTCGTCCTGCTCGGGGCAGGGGAACTCGGCGATGGTGCGGAGCGCCAGGAGGGCGCGCTCGAGCGGAATCTCTCCTGTACCCTCGGTGCCGGCCAGGTGTTTCGCTACCGTTTCCCGGATGACGCGCAGCGCGTTCATGGCTTGGAGCGAGCTACCGTCCTGGCCGAGCTTGGCCACGAGGTCGATTCGTTTAAGTGCTTGTTTCATGGCTTCTCCAGGGCGAGCAAGGGCCCGCCGGCATTTGTGGCTTTGCCAAAATCGGGTGGGTTATGGGGAGGCTGTTACTGCAAGGTCTCGCCGTGCAGGCATTGCAACAGCGCTTCGAACCTGTCGACGTACAGGTGCACGGCGACCTCGCGCTGGTTGTTCGGGTTGGAGAGGTTCTTGCCGAAGGCCAGCCCTTTCTCAGTCAGCGCCCAGAACTCCCTCGTGCCGTTGCCCTTGCTGCTTGGGCGGCTTAGGCGCTCAACCAGCCCAGCCGCCTCCATGAGCTTGTAGACCTGGCGTGCGGATGCCTGGACTTCATGTGAGCGCAGCAGGTCGGAGAGGGCTGCGGTTACGTGGCTGGTGCCGTCCTGGTCAGGGCTATCCACCGTGTAGGCCGGGAGCAGATCGGCGTGACCGACCTTGGCGCCGAGCCGCTGGTACATGCCGAGCGTTGCCGAGGGTGCCAGGTTCAGCGTGCGGCTCATCGATTCGATGATCTGGCATGCATCGCTGGTGAGGGCTGGCGCTTGCTGATGGCCGATGGAGTAGCTGCCGGTGCGGCGGATGCTGGGCAGTACGTCGTGGGTCACCCAGCGCTTGAACGGCTTGGCCTCCGGCTTGTTACTGCCGATGATGGCCGAGTACAGCCCAGACTCGTTGATGGTCGAAGCGCCGCGAGGTCCAAAACCGGCGATTTGCCGGTTTTGCTTTTCGTCGTCGTCGAGGCGCTTGGTCATCTCGTAGGCGTCGGAGTAGCCGAGGATTTCGGCGATCTCCATGGCGATGAACCACGGCTCGCCATTCTCGTCGACGAGTACTTGCACCTGCTTGCTGTTGAAGTCGTATGGAATCAGGTTCATTTCGTTCTCCTTACTCTCGGTCGCGCATGCCAGGGGCCGTGCGCGTGATCACGTCGAAGATCGATACGCCGGGCTGGCGCGGGTATGGCGTGGTGCTTGGTTGCTCCGGGTCGGCCTCCTGCCGCTCGTGCACCTTGGCCCGCTCGAGCTCACTCTCGAGTAGATCGCGGACCACCTTCATCACGACAGGGGCGTCAACGGCGCCGACGTGAAGCTCGCCATAGCTGGTCGCGATGGTGAAGCCGCGAGCCATGTCAGGAACCTGCTTGGCTAGGGCGTATTCGATTTCGAGCTTGTCCATGACGATCTCCTTATGCGGTCAGCCAGGTTTCAACCCGGCGCGCAGCCACTCGAAACTCAATCCGACGCTCCCCACCCCGACGGCTGCGCATCATGTGGTCATCGTTGAGCAGTGGCTGACCGGCGACGAGGAAGGCAAGGGCGATCACGGCGGGCGAGATAAGCCCGCGGCGCATGGCCTCGGCCACCAGAGCGGCACGGCGGGTTACCCCGAGCTTGGTGGTCGCCGCCAAGACGCGCTTACCCACCGTGCCCGGCTGCATGCCCAGATCGCGAGCCAGCTCCTTCGAGGTACGACCCGCAGCGATGCCCAGGACGCACTGAAGCTCACGCAGGGACAGGCCCTTGCCGAGGAAGCCGGTGAAACCATGTGCGGTGATGGTGGCGGTTGTCATGTGCTACTCCGTGCTTTAGAGCCAAAAAGGTACATAATGCAAATCAATCTAGTACCTTAAAGGTACACTGTCAATTGCAAAATGTACCTATGAATCAGAATGGCAAGAGCGGAGTCTTTGAGGCGGGGCGTGAAGCTGGTGTAGGGGCACAGAAAGAAAGAGGGAGGGCTACGAGTAGGTGCAGGCCGAGACGGACGGTATCGACCTGGTGTTCAACGACGACGGCACCGTGACGCTGAGGTGGGATAGGCAGGAGCCGGAGGGGTAGGGCGGAAATCAAAAGCCCCGCAGATGCGGGGCCATTGGACGATCTCTTTCTGTTACGCCCTCATTTTTTCGAGGAACTCCTTCACCGGAGCGGTGCTGGATTCGCTAACAGTTTCCTCGGAAGATTCGATTTCATTCAGTCGCTGACAAATGATTTTCTTGATCTCGGACCGAGCAAACCGATTGAGTAGGTCGCGGATCATCGGCTGATAGCCGACTCCGTGGTACTCGGCAATCTTCTTGAGATCGTTTACTAATTGCTTTTGTAGGCGAATGGAAATCAGTTGGAGGCCGAGCGCGTCATCCACCTCTTGCTTTGAGCCAGTGGAGACTTGGGCGTGCGCTTCGGTCGTCCCGAGCTCGCCGCTTTCCCACAGTTCAACGTTGCTCATAGCTTCCTCACTCTTTGTCATTTGATTGCAAATTTTCTGTAGATACGTATTTCTTCAGCACTGGGTTCGTACGCTGTTTTCAGGAAAACCTTGCCATTCTCGAAGATGAAGCAGATCTTTAAGGCCCTGCCAGCGTTTGTTTCGGCTACGAACCATTTCGTTACAGGGTTTGTCTTGTGATCCTCTCGCAGGTCGACCAGGTGTTCACCCTCGCAGTTCTCGAAGCATTGCTCGATTTCTCTGCGGCTCACGCCACCGTGCTTTTTCTGAAGCTTCCTCTCGATGGCGTCCGAAATGATCAGATTTTCCAAGCGCGGTTACCATTTGATTTTGTATATACAGATGATAGGCCGCTCTGGGAGGTAGATCAACCCCTCTGTATATACAGACAGCTAGGCGGAAAAATGGTTCGGCTGGAAGCGGTCAGTGTCGCCGCCGGCGCATCACCGACCACCAGAAGACCCACCCAATCACGCTGATGCCGCCGGCGCGCATCTGGTCCCTGGTGTATTCCTCATCGGGGTATTCGTCCCGGTTGTAGCTGCGCAACCGGATGCCGCCGCCAGGCAGGCGATAGACGAATTTCACCCGCAGCAGGTCGTCATGCTTCAGGGCGTAGATCTCGCCGTCGGTGATCGCGTTGACTGACATATCGATCCCGATGACGGCTCCGTCGGCAATGAGCGGTTCCATGCTGTTGCCGGTGACGTTAACGCAGACGGCGCATTTCGGATTCACTCCTGATTCGTGCAGCACGGATCTCGGGAACCTGATTTTGCGCTTTGCGAGCTCCAGATCTGGAAATCTGCCACCGCCCGCAGCCACCTGAATTTCGTCGAAGTAGGGGATCTCTACCTCGTCGAGATCAAGTGGATCACCTTCTTCCCACGTGGATAAAGGCATAAGATCTCTCTCGGCGTCGGCGGAGGGCAAGGGGGACACGGCTTTTGCCTGAAAGTGAGGCGCTTCAAAAATATGCTTGCCATGTAACACATCAAGCCAGCCGCGCGGTAAGTCAAAGCATTCTTCGATGTGCCTGGCGAGCTTGTTGCCGATGTTCTTCGTTGGGTTCGAGCCAATCAGCCTGCTGACCTGAGTTGGTTCACGGTCAATGCGGCTGGCGAACGCACCTGTCCCCCCCTCCTTCTCTGCAAGTGAAAGGGCATTTGTACGGCGGATAGTACTGATGTCAATCATGCATCCATTCCATCATCTGTACCAGAAATGTACAGAACCTTGACGGTACATAGACTTTTCGCCATCCTTGTACCTAGGAGGTACATTTATGGCCGTCATTACATCCCAAAACCCCAATGCGGAAGCCTTGCGGGAGTTTTGGAAAAGTCTGAGCACCAGGGAGCGCAGCGAGGCTGCGCGCAAGCTTGATACCTCTGTTGCGTACCTGCGACAGGTTCTGGCGTGTGGGCGCACGCCAGGGGCGGTTCTTGCTCGTGATCTGGAGCGGGTGTTCGAAGCTCGAATTGCGCGGCATCAGTTGAGGCCTGATCTGTACGACGTGCCCGCAGGCTCCGCCGACCTTGAGCCCATTCTGCCGTCCGATTCCCACATCCGGCAGTGCGCTGATACCGCTGTTCAGGCATCCAGTGTCGAGGTGGCGCAATGATTCGAAACGTCTACGTGATTCTGGCTGGACTGATTGCGGTGGCCGTTATCTGTACCGCTGGTGTGATCCTCCATTCTATCGGCGGCTATCACATCGAGCTGACGCCGATCATCGCGACGGTGGGTGCTGCCGGCGGGATCGCGCTCATCTGTCATGAGTTTGGCTACAGCGCTGGTCGTAACAAGGCGCTGAATGACCGCTTCTATCCGGATACGGACGCTCCATATGTGCACTTCCCGCGCGGAATGGACAGCTACCAGGACCGTCTGGACTTCCTGAATCGAGCCGTAAAGCGGCTGCACGAGATCGAGTCAGCCAAGGCCAATGATGCTCAGGATCAGCGCCCCGGCGATCAGGGCAATCAGCCAGAGGGCGAGCGTCATGATTGATTCGCGCCTTTTTTCCCAGAAGACCCGCAGCGGCGTTATTCCGCCCCGGCCTTCTGGGAAGTACTCCTTATCCCAATGCTTTGCCTTCCAGCGCCTGAAGGCTTCTTTCAACCAGTTCATGCCAGGCCTCCGAGCCCGTTTCGTGTGGAAGCAAAACGATAGCACGGAGTGTCCTGACGCCACTTTGCGGCCCGGCTGACCCATACGCCGGAAAGCAAAAAGCCCCGCTTTCGCGAGGCCTTTAGTCGGTAGTCGTTGGCGCGACTGCCTGAATACAACTTTGTCTTCACAAGGACAATTTCACTATGTCACAGCAAAACACCACCACGCAACCCCCGCGCTCTGCTCATCAACTCGCATCAGACCTGCTGGATGGCCTCGAAGCCGCTGTTGAGACCGTCAAGGGGCTGCGCGCCATCCTTGCACTGGTCCGTAGAGATGAGCAGTGCAGCAGTTACCTCAAGGATATCTGCACGATAGGACTCGGTCAGGCCGAGTTCGTTGGTGGGAACCTTGAGGATGATATGAAACAGGCCGACGCAGAATTGTTCGAACTGGAACGTGTCGCGACCCAATCCGGAAGTGCTGAAAACGTGTCGCGATACGAAGGCGGTGCAGCATGAACGCGCTTCTGAGAGCTCGCCCTATTGACCCGGAGAACAGCTTCTTCAAGGTCAACCCCGGACTTTCCAAGCGGGAAGCCTTGGACGAGGCCAGCGTCATTCTGGCCGGACTCAGCGACATCCTCATCTCCCTCGTCGAGGGTAGCCCCATGGATGGCAATGGCTACCACGCGCTGGCGTACCTGAGTGATGCGGCAAAGGCGCTGGTGGATGCCGCCATCCCTCTGCCTGCGGAGGAGGCGGAAATCGCCGCTGCGCTCAATGCAAAGGAGCGCCGCCAATGAACCTCGCGACACTGCTCAGCAATCAGTGCTCCCGGGTCCCCGATGAAGTTCTGACCGATAAGCAGATCCGCTCCATCAAGTTGGACCGTGGTACGGCTCGCCATGCGGCTCAGAACATGGCGCTTGGTGTCGCCGCAGTCGGGAAGCTGCTGGCGCTTACCAGTGCTGAAGGCGAGATCGGTCAGGAAACCGCCGAGCGTCTCGGATGGTTCTTGGAGGAGGTTGGCGGTGCCATCTTCCAGTTGGCGGAGTTCGAACAGGTCTGTTCTGAGCGAATCAACCGGCAGAAGGAGGCTCAGCAATGAGGGCCACTATGGGTATCAGCTTCCGGGCGACTGCGCCGGTCGATCTTTCGACGGGAGATCAGAAAACGAATGTCCTGTGCGTGATGGATGACATTGATGCCGACCTCGCACTGGACAGCGCAGTCGGCCTGCTCGACGCGATTCAAGGCGGGCTCCTCGACATCCTCGACGAGCCGAGTGTTAGTCGTCGCGTAGCCCTACTTCTTCATGCGGCCGAGACAGCCACTGCCCTGGTCCGTGCGGCCCTGGAGGGTGGGGAGGTGTCCAATGACTAGCCGCATCGGAGCGAAAGCGCTCGGTGACCAGCTCTACAGCTACATCGGCGCCATCCAGGACTTGGCTACCGCAGTTCGCGAAGACTTGGCTTTCGAAGGTTTCGAGCCGGGCCCGCGCCTGACCGCCGACCAGGTGGATGCGATCCATCTGTCGATTATCACCATCGCCGGGCTGGCTGGCGAGGACTTGATCCAACTGCTGACCGAGCTGGAGGTGCCGGCATGAGCTCTGTGTCTGATGCAAAACGCCCTCGTCGAGGCAAGAAGCCACAGGGGATATCTCTCCACCCGCGCGCCAAGGAAACTTGGCAGCGCTTGCCCTTCGTAGGCAAGGACCATGGTCGCTACTCAATGTGGGATGTTCCTTTGACTGGTAGCTACCTCACCGGTCTCGAGGCCGGCAAGAGTATCGCGCACATCTATCTGAAGTATGTCCGGGATGTGGACGACTGGATGGCTTGCGAGGTGCTCAGGAGCATGGTGCGCGATTTGATCACCAAAGCCCCTTCGGACGAGCAAGAGGAAACTGTCAAACGCGGCCAGTTCGCGGGGTTCATGGGCGAGATATTCAACTGGCTCAAGGTGTCCGCCCAGTTTGCCGGAAGCAGTCTAGACCGAGTGGAAGACCAGGGCCTGGTAGATCGGGTGAACCACTACCTGGATGCAGGCGTAGCCGATGCAATAGATGCGGCTATTACGAGGGCTTCGACATGACTGGCCTGACCTCAATTGGCGGCCAGGCCGCCACCATGACCACCATCGAACTGCGGGACATGGTCAACGAGGCTCGCTTGGCTGCTGGCGAACCGAAGATCAGAAACGATCAGTTTCTCGCTCGTGTCGAAGACGAGTTGGGCGATGAGCTTGAGGGGGTGCAAAAATATTACACCCCCTTCCACGGCAACCAGGTCGCCACCTACGACCTGACCCTTGACCAGTGCATGCTGGTCGGGATGCGCGAATCTAAGTCGGTTCGCCGAAGCGTATTGGCCAAGCTGAAGTCTCGGCGGCCTCCGATGACTCAGGCCGAGCAGTTGCTCGCGCATGCCCAGTTGCAGGTCCAACTCGAGCGCCGACAGCAGCAGATCGAGCAACAGCAGGCCCAGCACCAGGTCGCTATTGAGCGCGTCGAGCAGCGGGTCGAGGACCTGTCCGAGTCCCGTGTTTGGGACCACTGCCCGCAGAACTGCATGCCGATCACCCGCATCCGTGAGGTGATCAATGACCGTTACGGCCTGTCGGCCACCGTGGTGGACGCCGTGGTGCGCCAGATGCCGATCAGTCCGAAGCCCTGGGGCATGGTCCGCAACGGCCACGAGAACGCCCAGGGCAGCCAGTACGCGGTCTGGGCGACCAGCGATATCACTGCGGTCTTCAAGCGCTTCGTCAGCGAGTGCGAGCGGGTTACCGAGACCCAAGCCACCCATCCCTATTTCCCGGGCCGGTTCCGGCTGGCTCCGAAGGTGAAGTCATGAGCAAGAAAAGCAAGCGCAATACCACCGAGCAGGTGACTCCTGAGTTTCTAGCCGCTGGCCGCCTCTACACCAGCATGTGCAAGTCCGGCTTGTCGCATACCCCAGAAGCCGCTACTGCGTTTCAGCGCATGTACGACGCAGCCCCGGAGTCGTTCCGCCAGGAAATGCACGACATGGCTGTGCAGATGGGGCTGATGCCTGCCGTTCCGGATGGCTATACCGACGACGGAGAGCCCGTTTACGAACTGGAAGGGATGGCCAAGCGGCTGGGCATTGATCCCGAAGAGGCGAAGCGCAAAGCCGAAGAGCTGGGCCTCAAGCCGAACACCCTCAAAGTCCATAGGGTGAACTGAGCCATGACCAACACCATCCAGATTCACCGCCACGCCCTGCCTATCGTTGAGTTCCGCAGCAGGCGCAACCTGACCACCCACCTCAAGCGCAAGATGCGGACCTTGGTGCAGCGCCTGGAGAGGGAGGGCTTGGCATGAGCAAGGTCGCCCACCAGTCCGATCCCGTGATGCTCAACGAGCAGTCCTTCGAGCAGTTCGGCAGCGACCAGGTTGCCTACAAGATCTGGTGCTCAATCGACACTGCCTTCGAGCTGCTGGGCCAGTTCGATCCCCCTGTAGTAGCCGAGGTTGCCCTAAACATCGCCGATATCCAGTTCGAGATCATCAAGGCGCGCTTCGCCCTGATGGTGTTGGTGAAGCGGCTGTGCGGCTGGCGCCCGGAAGATATCGATGAAGTATTGGCTGAGCGGCTCATGGAGAAGTTGCTTCAAGCACGGGAGTTGAGCGAATGAGTAGAGATTTCGGTTTTGTTTTCGTCCTGCACTGCCCAATCATGCCTGGTGTGTACTTGCTTGGTTGGAGCCATGGTTCCCCGCACAAGGTTGCCGAGGAACTCTCTAGTTCGCCCGCTGCCCCTCATGATTACGAGGTGGCCTACTACGCGGAGGTAGAGGAACCAGAAGTCTATCTGGGGCGTATTGAAGAGATGTTTTCCGAAAGCCGGTTTTCGCCGGATAGGAGCTTCTTCTGTTCCAAACTGATAGACCTGATCACAGCTATTGAGGGAGATGGCGAGGCATGGTCGACATGGGACAGTGATATGGCCGTGGAGGCCCGAAACCCAGGACAGGTTGATCGACGTAACCCGCTGTGGTTCGAGCAGCCACTGCACAGCCCGGGATACCTTGAGCGGCTGAGAAGGGGGCGCGAATGAGTTCGGTCTCGCCTGATGCATTACACCCTCTGCCGGAGCCGTTGACCCCAACTGACTGCGACCTCTCGACATTCGCATTCATGCCACTGGACGTTCAGCGATTGCTTACTTCCGAGACTTGGGTGCTTGGTTCTGGGGACGAGCGCGCCGCTGCTATGACTCTCTGGCTTGCCAGTTGGCACCAGGTTCCGGCCGCCAGCGTTCCCGACAATGATCGGATGCTCGCACACCTGTCCCAGTGCGCTCGTTGGGACAAGGTGAAGGCCCATGTACTTCGCGGCTGGGTCAAGTGCAGCGATGGTCGTCTGTACCATCCAGTTGTTGCTGAGAAGGCGCTGGAGTCTTGGGTTGAGAAGCTGCTGAATGCCATCTCGGGCGCCACCGGTAATGCTCGTCGCTGGGGTGTGGAGGTAGATATCAGCGGGCTTCAGGGGCAACTGGTCGAGGCGGTTGCTGCTTTAAAAAGCATCGCCCCGCAATCGCGCACCTTGAAGAAGAAGGGTGTAATAACTCTTGCCACGGGATCGCCACCCGAATCGGGTAGTGATCGCCCCCCGATCACACCCCAAATCGACCCCGAATCGGGTAGTGATCGCAACAGACAGGGACAGGGACAGGGACAGGGACAGGGA